GGAAACAACCCAAAGGTAGGAAGTATTGATACTTCAAGTGTATGTATACATAAAAGTATTATAAAAGACTGTCACTGGGATGTCACCAAATATGAAGCTGACGGTCTATTTATAGAGCAAGTTATAAAAAATAATAATAATAACTTTACCTATATTAATAAGGTGCTGGGATATAAAGATCGTATAAAGACTAAGAACTCTTAATCTTACTTAAGGTACAGCTGCAGTTATCTACCCATACTCTGATTTGGCGAACTAGTGTGTCATACTCTAATTCTGTTATTATACCGCTGTCGAGTTTAGCAGTAGCGGTCTTTAGCATCTTTTCTGCTCTCTCACCTATCCAGTCTCTGTTATTTTCCAGCAACGAAGCAATATCAATATTGTCGTACATGTTATTCATATCTCTCAGGTTTCTTAATAATAATCCAATTGCTAGAGTCTTTCGGACATCCTTCCTCTACGTCAAATAGAGGTTTAAACTCAAGATCACTCTCAGCTTGCATATCAGGAGAGATACCCTTATAGCCTAAGCACCCGCACTCTGAGCAGATTAAGAATGCCCATCTATATAGAGAGAGCTTATCTTTATATTTCTCTAGATCATCAGCGTAGAAGTTAACAACATCTCCCTCATAGATATCTGTACCGTTCCTATCCTTTAATCCTGTCCATTGCTCGGCAATATAATTATTACTCTCAAAAATTAGATAGTATGATAAGTTCGTAGGATCTACATACTGTTTCTTTTCTACATCTAAAACTCTAAATTTCATACATAAAATATAGTAGAACCCTTAAGTGAGTTCAAGTATATTATTTTAATGTATTAAGTAATTGATTTCTAGTTTGCATAGATATTTTTGATGAAATATCTGTAATTATCTGCTTCTTTGCAGTATCTTCATCTTTACTAACAGTCTTATTATATAGGTCCTTTTTAACTTCAGGAAGACCAGTAATTACATCTATAACTAAATCTATGTCTTTTATTTTTATGTTATTCTTCTTTAGCTCAGTTAACCAGCTATCGAGAGGAGATATAGGTATAATGGTAGACTTTCCTGGTCTAGGCTTAGGTATATCAGATACTAGATACTCAGGCGGTATAATCATAGACTTTCCAGGTCTAGGTTTAGGTATATCATCTGAGCCTAGAGCCATACTAGCAGCTGCTGCAGCAGATCCTATGTATCTGGTAATACTGTGCTTGCCTTCTTGCAGCATCTGCTCATATACTTCTTCTAAAGTTTTAGGTTCTGATCTCATACTTATATTTATATAATATCATATATATTGTGACCTACATATATGCTTAGTATATCTTCTATTTGCTTAGTAATATAAGCAGAAAACTGCACTAACTGTTCTGCGTATTGCTCTAGCCTTGGAGCGAGAGGTCTAAAAGTGACTCTTCCAAACCTAACATATTGACCTACTAGATCGTACACAAACTCAGTTAGACTTGTCATTCTACCTGATTGAACAGATTTAAGATTGCTTATGTGACTTAAGGGTAACCCACCAATTTCAGGCGTCAGAGGAGATCTATACATTAACTCTCTTATGTCATGTTCAATTTTAGCTATCTTTTCTTTTGCATGAAGACCTATACCTCCTCTTGCTTGACTTGCGTACACAGAATCAGCTGCATGTCCAATCTTGTGACCTAACATGAATGCTCCACCGCCTTTAGGATCAAGTCTCATAAAGTCCTCATCACTCTCTACAGCAGAAGAGTTAAGGACCACTGTAATTACTCCAGGTGTAGGTGGTATTATAACATCTAAATGGTCTCTGAACAACCCTACAGCAGATGTTTGAAATAAATCTAGTAACTTCATGAGATCTAAGTCGATATAAACTATCTTTATCTTAAATTTAATATTTGTACCTGTTTCTGCTTTAATTCTATTTCTATACTTCTCCTTCGCCCATAGATTGTTATCATTACGTATACCCTTGCTGATAGTGCCACGTACAGAATTGAGCTTATCTATGTAGTTATTATACAGAGCAGGATCATAGCTACGAAGAATGTCTGCAAATAGCTCAGTCTGAATTATTTCTTCTTTGAGAAAGTATTGCTTAAAATTGCTGTACATATAATAACTTATTTAAGTATTGTAGCAATTCTAATAATATTATTGCCTGTATCTGCTATAAACAAGCTTTGGTGCAGAGGGCTATAAAGTACAGATGTAGGATGATTAAACGAGGACACATCTTCATATCCTTCTCTATAACCTGGTCTACCGCTACCCGCTACTCGAGCAACCATCCCAGTACTCGATATACTCCTTATAGTGTGATTATCAGTGTCTGCTATATACACTGTATTAAGCAGATCTACAGTTATACCTTGAGGATTATTAAATCTTGCGATAGTACGATTACCGTTTTTATCTCCCGCTACCCCATCTCCTGCGTATACACTAATTGTATCAGTAGATGAGTTTAGTTTATATATTAGGTTATCTGCGCTAGTGACTAATACATCTCCAAATATATCTATAGTTGCGCCCTGAGGTCTTAAAGCTGCATATGTGCTAACTAAAGTACCTGATATATCAAATTTATATAATAAGCTCTCACTATAACTGCATACATATACATTTGTATCTGTAGCCACTACAGCCGACGGGGTATATACATCAGCAAATGTAGTTACGTTACCTGTGTTGCTAACTAATCTTATTTTATGATTGTTGTAGTCTGCTATATATACATCACTATTGTTGTTTACCCATGAAGACTTAGGGCCATCGTATAAGGCATCCCCTCTACTGCCGTTAGCAAACCCTGAAACAGTAGCTTTGCCTGTGTATATAGATACGGTAGCGTTGTCTATTCGTCTAATGATGTTACCAGCAAAGTCACATACATATATAGAGCCATCTACCCCGACACTTAAGCCTGTAGGGGTTCTGTATGTACTATTTATTAAGCTACCGTTAACTATATTATTTTTAGCTTTATCACCGCTAAACAAATTAGTCAAGATGGTAGGTTCTGAGGGACGGTTACCCGTACAGCAGCTGCTGTACGCTTTATACCATTCCTTTTCTCCAGCTGTGTATTGACTACTATCAGTAGCTGTCAACTCCTTAAATGTTATAGGATTAACATCACATATTCTCATGAAAGGAGAAACTATATCCTGACATTTAGTACTCTTCCACGACCAGCAAAATACATCCTTACACTCTCCTCCATTATCTGTTGAACTCGTTAAATAGGTCTGAACCTTTTCTATGATAGACTCTAAGCATGAGTATATGTATGTTAGATCTCTATTATATATTTGAGACAGAGACATCTCATTTACTCCTACTCCTATTTTTGATACAAGATCGCAATTTGCTACATCTATACGGGATACCGGTATAGTAGCAAATCTAGTTTGCATACCATACTTTGTGTTCACTTTACTCACACCAAACCGAGAATGTATACTACGGTGTAATAGATCAACATTGGTTGCTAATCTATGTAAAGATCTATTAACTACCCAATCCTGATAAAGTTCTTCTTCTTGAACAAATACATCCTGAAGAGAATAATACATATTATCATATTCTCTGTGAGATATATCGTGACTCTCTACTATATCTAAGACTTTATGTACCTTATCTTTACTGGCAATATATACATTACTATGTATATCTACCGCCATACCTACCAGCTCTTCTGTATATGGTATGTTCTCCATTGCCCCTATAAACAGCCCTAGTACACTATATTTATATACATAGTTATTACACATAACATATAGGAAGCTGTTGTTGTTGTCTCTTACAATTTGCTTTGGTGTTTGTGTGTCAGGTATATCTAATAGATCATAATAAGGTACTCTATCATTATAGATTTCTCCTGATTCATTAAGTATATATATTCTTCTAGTTTCAGTAAGTACGAAAATAAGCGACTCTTCTACGCTACCTTGACTTACTAAACATACAGTTGCACTGGCAATTTTATTTGATTCAAACTCTTCAAGGTATATGGTACTTTTCCAACCTAAATTTTTATTTAAAACTTTAATACAATTATTGTTGTAGTCTACGCAATATACCTTATCTTGTGTATAATATGCTTCACTAACAGAAAAGAATCTAGTAGGCTCTCCTCTCAGACCATACCCGCCAGCAGATTCCTCGATTGTTATAGTAGGAGAAGCTCTATCTAAAACTGTGACTAATCTGTACACCTTGTTACCGACGCCATCAGCAATATATATAACTCTTTTTTTGCTATCTGCTTTATATACACTTATGCTTGATGCTCCTTTAATGTTACCGAGAGATGTCTTTACAGTCTCAAATTTAATAGGATCAAAGCTAAAATTAAATGTATCTACCATTAAGTTGATACTTCTATAGTCATCTCCTCTTGATAATACATATAATTCATCATCAACTACATCTATATCTATAATGTTATTAAACTCAGGTAAGGTAGGAGAGACTATAGACTTAGAAGCTTCTGCACTAACGTCTGGAGTAGTATTAGCGGTATGCCATATAATACCCCTATGCTTGTAACTGCTGTGACAACCAAGCCACCCTATATATTCAGTTGGGGTGGTATTGGAAAGCGCCCGAGTTTGAGCTTTCACAAACTGAGTGCATTCATATATTTTTCTAAAAGATGCATTAACAACATCTGCAACACCAAACTCGTTTGGCTTTACAGATACATCTTCAAAAGAGTATGGTAGCTTTATATATGAGTTGTTTAATACTCTATATCTATCATACTCGTACACCGGCCGTGTCTGTAAGACTCTGATCTTTTGTGTAAGTTCATGTACAGATATCTCTCCCGTTGTGTAACTCACAATAAGTTTACAGCTATAGTAACCTGAAGACTTTGTTAGTATTTCTACACGAGTACTTGCAGAGGTACCGATCCCTCCCTCTCCTAAATCTATAGTATAGTTTTCTATTTTCTTTTTTTGAGACGCAGCATACAGTGGATCTACATAAACATATACTACTTCACCTACCAGTACAGCGGTGTTCACAAAATATACGGGCGGTATACTTTTACTTCTATATGCTTTGATACTTATTTTAGACATATTATATTATTTCTAGTCCTTTGTATAGATAATAATTTAGCATAGTATCTATAGCTTCTTCTTGCCCTTGCCAGCTATTTGCTGATGAAATCAAGTTGTAGTTAACTGTAGTGTATGGGTTCTCCCAGTCTATAGTATTTTGTATGTGATTATCATTTGTTGCACTTATATATGTATAGAAATTATAATTGTCTTCTATAGGAGATCTAAACCCTACACTACTCAACATAGAGGCATTATATACCATTAAGGTAGAAGTAGAGCCTCCTACCCCCGTCACTTTAATAGGTACAGGGTAGTGTAAGTAGTATGAATCTAATCCTATCTCCTTGACTACAAACGGCACTCCTACAGCGACTGTGTAGTTATAGATATCTATCACATCTCCTTTATTGTTTAATTTACATTTGCCACAAATCTTACATATATTATCACCAGTACAGGTAGAGTTGGAAGTAAAGTTCATATTGCACTTACACTTCATTCCCCACAGTTTCTTTTGAGATATACTAAGCAAATTCATTACTTGCTTCATCTGATAGGGCATGTCTACTGTGTTGCTGTTACTAATTTCTACACTAAGCATAGTAGCCAGTTTGTGTAGCATATCGATATCACATGTATCGATGTCTGATGTATTGTCTAGAAAATTTGCTATCTTCTCATAAAATATAGTACCTGAATCATCTATTTTTGAAGAGTCACCGTATATAGAAGGTAATACGGTGTCAAATAGATAAGAGTTATTATCTTTAAAGAAATCCATATTAACTAAATTTTTTAAATACTCAGACATATTAAAGTCTTGATTCCTTTTTCTAAACTCGTTAGGGTTTAAATTTCTTACATTAAGAGGTTTAGATAGACCACTTAATGTAATAGTGCCTGTATATCTATTAGAGTATTTTTTAGCCCATCTAGAGCCAGTCCAGTCTCCTAAAACTTGTATAGATTTAATCCACTCATCACTGTCTACCTTAAGTCTATTAGAGTCGTTATATATACCTCTCTGTAGATGAGGTACTATATATATACTGTCTACTAAACTACCCGCAGCATCATACACATATACCCTATTATCTATAGAATGTACTACAAATATAAGATTATTATCATTACAACCTATACCCTCTAAAGCTGTAAATTGTATAGATGCATCTATGGAAGATATAGGAGATGCAGAGATAGAGGGATTGAAAGAGCTAACATTTATTACATTTGTATATGCGCTAGTAGATACAGATACATCTATTTTACCTACTTTATTAAAGTCGTAGGTAAACCATATATCGTCATCCTTATCCATAGCTATATACCCCAACCCCTCAATATTGTCTACTATATCTAATACTGCGCCTGTAGAGCTATAATGTACTATCTTCCCTACCCCACTGTGAAACTCGCTCGTCTCTGCTACCCATAGGGTATTGTCTCTTTTAACTATAATATCTTGCGGTGTAGTACCTCCTGTATTTACGTGTGTTAAATAATTACCATTAGTATCAAACTTAACTAAAAAGCTGCTTAATGTATTAGAGTATGTCACCCATACATTATTATTTGCATCTGAATCAATACAGGTCGCCTCCATCAGGGGAACATCTACATATTTACTTGCACCAGTAGCTGTTGAATCAAATATACCCGGTGCTCCAGGGTCGGTGACAGGGAAAACACTCACAGGGGGCTCTGTGTTGAGCAGAGGTGTACCGTATGGATCGATCTTGTATATCTTTCTTGTATCATATAGAGCTACCCATACATTCTTTTCTGAATCTATACATAGTCCGGCCGGGGTAACTTTGCTTTTGCCTGCCAGAGTAGACAGACTCAGATATTGCACTATATCTCCCTTAGCATTTATTTTATAGAGGTAATCTGAATCTGCGTCTGCCACCCATGTATAATATGTATAGTCTGGTTGAAGACCAGGGCTCACTGCTACTGTATATATACCAGTATAGCCTTCTGTCGCATCTAGATTAATATTGTTGATGGTTGGTATATTGACGTTATATGTAGAGTATGTATCTATACCAGAGCCTATAGCAGCTGCTACTGAAGCATTCAATGTACCTGTATAATACACCATACTAACGCAAGCAGCTGCAGGATTAGGCAACCATAGATACGGAGAGTAACTAGGTTGTTCGCCTGCAACATACAAACTATCTAGATCAAAGGTAGCTACTGCAGATATACGTATGTCTTGCTCTACATATGGTACAGCTGACCCAGTTAAGAAACCTGCCGAGCTGGTACCGTCACTGTCGTATTGCTTCATACTATAAACCCCTATATCAGTATTTGATATGCTGAACTCTACAGGCATATAAGGAGTTAGCGTTGTAGCATCTACTGCATTAACCTGCACCAAAACAGGTGTAGCTGTAAGTGCAAAATCATAAGGTACATACTTTACAAAACTTGACTCAGGTTTATGTTTTTCTATTTGTATGGTAGTAGAAGAGATCTCTACTGATACAAAGAAAGGTAACGGGGCCCCTACCCATCTAGGGTTTGAAAATTCTCTAGCACCGTTCTCACTTATGCTGAGATGTGTAGGAGGTACCCAGTAAGATATATGAGGAGCAAAAGCCCGTGCCTTGCTGGTGCTGTAGCTATATAATTGATTATTCTTAATGTCAGAGTCTTTGCTTGTACCTACTGTCTCAGTGTTAAGTGTAGCCCATATAAATGGAGTAGGTTGATTACTCTTATAAAGATCTGCACTCGGCAAGTCTTCTACGAAATAAAATTCTGCCGCACCAGATAAACCCACCACAACCCCTGTATCGCTTATATTTCCATCTGGATCTATTTTAATTTCGTTATATACTGGCGTTACACTATTAATAAGATTTTTATCTACATCAGTAAACTTCCACTCTGGTCTCACAAAAGACCATTTATTTCTAGGCTCTTGAGGCGGAAGAGATCTAGTGAACTGAGCATATAGATCTATAACTGGCGGTGTGTCTAGTCTGGTCGTAGTACAGTATACCTTGTAAGGATACTCTGTATAGAATCCAGGTATTGTAGGAGAAGGAATATAACCAAACGTAACAGCTTCATCTACAAAATTCTTAATTACAACGGTATCAACTGCAAGAACAGCTGGTGTGGTTGATATATCTGACACAGTATAAACTACAGCAGACACGCTATAGTTACCTGGCGTTACATAAGTATGCTCTGTAGATAATCGAGGAGCTGCAGTATACTCCCGAGTACCGTCTCCAAAGTAATAGTCTACACCCGCAATGTTAAGAGTAGGGAATATATCTACCTCTACAGGTATATCAAATAAGATAGGTGTAGCAGTAGTATATCCTTTCTGCGGGCTTGCTATGGGCTTAAAAGTCGTTGTATCGTATATATAGTACATATATTATTTTACTATAACTCTTGCTTTTAAGTTTTGTGCTATATTTAGGTATACAGACTTGAAGAACTGTAGCCTTACATTATGAGACGTAATACTAAAGTCCGTCTGGTATACATTATTCCAGAGTATCACCGATAGTCCTTCTACAGTAATATTACTTGTAGTATTTTTGCAATATATTCTTCTCACCCCTATGATAGACAATATACCGCTATTCAGAGACAGTATGTCTACATAAGGTTCAAGCTGATTCTCTAAATCTGCAAAATAATCTATTATTTTATTAACAACATCTTGCTTAAGAGATTCTTCACTTCTAAGATTATTTGAATCTCTCTCTATTATAATTTGTGTATTATCAATATCTAGCAAAGACACAGATTGAGTAGACGTAGCTACAGCTATATCTGCAGATATATACACCGGATCAGCATGCACTATGTTAGTAGTAGTACATTTAATGTCTTCTAAAGCATCAGTAATATTTGATTTTTGAAATGGCATCAAATATGTACGGCTCTTACTCTTTGGTAAGCAGAACAAATATATATTATTAGATGTATTAGAGTTAGCATACAACACTTGATTATGCAAAACTCTTGACTCTATATACGGATTACTCAACCCTATATCATATAGATATTTGATATACTCATCTAGGTATTCTAGATTATTCTTTACTCTTACATCTCTAACTATATTACTAAATTTAGAAGAAATAAAAGATATGTAATCTTGTGTAGTAACCAAGCGCCCTTGAGACTTGTAAACCCCAGGGGCCCTAGACCTGATCTCATCGACTGTTTCATAAGAAGAAAAAGCAGTAGAAGGATTTATATTGTTAAATATGACCTGCTTTAAGCTTGCTTCTTTATTAAGAACTTCTCCCTGTATATTACTCAATACAATTTGACTGTATGTAGGAGAATTATATGGTATAAGATTTGAGGTATTTAAGTAGCTTGCAGGTATCTCTCCTGCAGCACCAGCTGATATGAGATAGTATATTGCAACTTGATCTCCCTCTTTAAGAGCGCTGCCATTAATATCATCTCCAAAAATTATCTCATATAGTTTATTCTCATTAAAACGTAATTCATATGATGCATCATCAGGAAGAGAGCTAGATATATTATCTACCCTTTTCCACTCTACCCAATTCCCTTCATCATATCTCTTTACATAGACATCTATTGTATTGTGATCTACATAGAGAGTATCTGTAACTGACAGTGTTATAATCTCGTTAGATGAACCTATAGCTGTATATGTAGGAAACTCCGTATATCTGCCCTGGTATAATTGTTGCAGTTTTGCACCCGGCGCCTCTTCTATATCTGTATCGTATGTCTTTTCGAAAGTTAAGTTTTTTTCAAAAGAATACACTACATCTCCTAGAGATAGCTGGCTGTACTTTGGTATAGTATATATACCGGCTGTTAAGTTTTGAGCAGATAAAGTCATATCAGTTACAGCAGTCCTATAACCTGCAGGCTTGTAACCAATTGTCTTAACTATACGATTCATGTTTTCATATAGCTGAGCTTCACTAAACATACTCTCTGTAGATGTCTTATTAAGATAATACATTAGTGTACTGAAAGAGTATGAAATAATCTCTATTACAGTACTAATATTAGAACCTACAGATATTTGCTCTGTAAAAACATTGTCTTTTGATAGTCGGTTTACTATCAAATCGCGTAAGCTTGTTGCATCAAAAGCTACATAAGAGTTTTTATTTATTTCAAGGTTTTGGGTAGCCATAACTATAGTATGAAGAATCCGTCTTTATTAAGTGTTGCATCAGTCTGAGTATTTATATCGAGTATAGGTACGTACAAGGTAACTGTAACAGTATATGCGTTATCTTCATAAATAGGATAAACGTTTACATTCTTTACAGTTACTCTATCCTCAAAATTAGTTATACCGTTATATATAGCTTCTGCTATTCTGATTGCCGTATTTTCAGAAATTGGTTCAAACAAATACTCTTCTAAGAAAACACCAAACGTCGGGTAAAGTAATCTTTGCCCTCGCCTTGTGTTAAATATGCTTCGTATATTATTTTTAATAGCAAGCATATTATAATCTGCTCTTATATCAGTACCATACACATTACCTATACCATTCCTTTGTATGGCTACTTCCTCTATATCAAGATGTAGATCAGAGTATATGTACTCTTTTGCTTGAGCAGGCTTGAGCTGTTTTAGTTTTATAGACATCTTAACAAATATTTATGGGTAATCCTTGTTTGTGCAGATAAATAATTCAAATTATGAAGAAGCTTGAAAATAGTAAGTTTGAAACGCTCTTAGAATACTCTCTCGGGAGATATCAACTAGGCGGTTATCTTTTAGGGGATATCGTTAGAATTAAGAGCACAGCACTTTCCCACCCATATCTTGCATCTCGAGGACAGACATTTAAAGATATGGTAAAATCTCTAATTGATAATAATAAAGACCTTCGTGTTTCAAGCATTAAATCAATTAGACCAGACGTTTCTGGTATACCTCACCGTTCAGCTCCAGACGGGTATTATATTGACGTATTTGAAGAACATGCCCCAGGATTAGCTTACAATATAATGACCCTTCCAAGTGAAGTACTAGAGCTTGTCGATTATGGTATTAATTTACCGCCAACCGGTGGAATCAAAAAGAGTAACAGAGTAGAAAAACTACACGCAGAGAAACCTGCAGATCTAGGTACATATCCTAGCGACAGCAGCCTGCCCTCTAATAACACCAAGCTACCAAGCTCCAACAGCTGGCCAAATCAGCCAGGCGGCCGCAAACCTCAAAAATACTAAACATATCTGAGGTTGAATTATACGAATGAGATTATAAAATAATCTCCTTACACGCTATCTTTGTCTTTATAACTATGGAAAAAACAATTTTTGTACAGAAACGAGATGGTACACGAGTACCGTTTGAAGTAGAAAAAATCAATAAAGTAATATCTTGGGCTATAGATGGCATAACAGGAGTAAATCTATCAGATATTGAGATGTATGCTCAGCTTAATATTTCTGACGGCATTAAAACAACCGACATACATAAGGTGTTGGTAGAAACAGCTGCTAATTTATTCAGTGAAGATGCCCCTAATTATCAATGGGTAGCTTCTAGACTGCTCAACTATCAACTACGCAAAGACGTATGGGGAGGTAAAAATCCGCCCAAGCTAATTGACCTTATTAAAGAAAATATCAATAGAGGTCTATATGATAAAGATATCCTTCTTCACTATACAGAGGAAGAAATTGATAAATTAGATGAAAAGATCAACCACAATAGAGATTACGACTTCACATATGCAGGTATTAAACAGCTGTGTGACAAGTATCTGATTCAAAACAGGAAGACTAAAGAGATATATGAGACGCCGCAGTTTGTGTACATGCTTATAGCTATGACATCTTTCTGTAAATATCCAAAAGAAACAAGACTACAATATGTTAAGAGAACGTATGACGAATATTCAAAGTTTAAGATCAACTTACCCACCCCTCAAATGGCTGGAATCCGCGGGAAACTCAAGCAGTACGCATCCTGTTGCCTTATTGATGTTGACGACAGCAAACTTAGTATATTTTCTTCTGTTACTGCTGCTGGCTATGCCACTGCTGAGCGTTATGGCATTGGCCTTAATTTTGGAAGGATTCGTGCTATTGATTCAGAAATTAACAACGGGGCTGTCTTACACACGGGCGTTATTCCGTTCCTCAAAGTCTTTGAGACGACGGTAAAGTCTCTTCAGCAAAACGGTATTAGAGGTGGAGGAGCAACTGTTAACTTTCCATTCTGGCACTATGAGATTGAAGATGTTATAGTACTCAAAAATAACGGCGGTACAGAAGATAATCGTGTACGACATTTAGATTATGTAATTCAGTTCTCAAAACTTTTTTACGAGAGATTTATGAGAGATGAGAATATCTCTTTGTTTTCTCCTCACGAAGTGCCTGAGCTCGTAAATTCTTTTGGCATGCCTGAGTTTGAGGACTTATATAAAGCAGCTGAGAACAACAAGAAAATTAAACATATACGTAAAATTAAAGCTACAGATCTTATGTCCTTGTTTGTCAAGGAGAGAACAGAGACGGGACGTATATATGTAATGAATATAGATCATTGCAACGAGCACGGAGCATTTACTGATAGAGTAACGATGACAAATCTATGTACAGAGATTACATTTCCTACTACCCCTATTACTCACATCGATGACTCAGAAGGAGAGATTGGCATATGCATATTATCTGCTTTAAATTTATTAGAGGTAAAAGGTGAAGCAGAACTAGCAACTACATGTGACATTATTGTAAGAATGTTAGATGAGTTAATAGATTATCAGACTTGGTTCTCTCCCGCAGCTGCTAACTTTATTACTAATAGACGCGCATTAGGTATTGGTGTCACTAACTTAGCAGCATATCTTGCAAAGAATGGCATAAAATATACAGATACAGAAGCCCCTGACTTTGTAGATGAGATATTTGAGAAGATACAGTATCATCTCTTATCAGCATCGTGTAAGCTAGCAGAAGAAAAAGGACCGTGCAACAAGTTTCATCTAACAAAGTACAGCAAAGGCATTCTGCCTATTGATACTTACTACAAGAAAAAGGTAGATCAGGTGATTACTAGAAAGCCTTCTATGGACTGGGAAGCCTTAAGAGAGCGCATTTTAAAGTATGGTTTAAGAAACTCTACATTAACAGCACAAATGCCTGTAGAGTCTTCTTCTGTAATTCAAAACACTACTAATGGAATTGAGCCTGTAAGATCGTTGATGACATACAAGCCCTCAAAGGCTAGTACTATACCAGTGCTTGTGCCTAACTACGCTACATGCAAGAACAAATATACTCTTGCCTATGAGATGCCTAATAACACTGGCTTTATTAACATAATGGCAGCTATCCAAAAGTGGATAGATCAAGCTATCTCAGGTAACTTGTATTATAACTACGAGCACTACCCCGACAAGAAATTACCAGATAAAGTAGTAATCAAAGATCTATTATATGCATACTCTATGGGAGTGAAAAACATATACTATAGCAATACTGATGATGGAGATAAACAATCTGCAGCTAGCAACAAGAGCAACTGTGCTGGCGGTGCATGTACATTATAAATATTGTTATGCCTTCCAAATCTGAAAAACAAGCTAATTTATTTAAGGCTGCGCTAGGTAAGCACCCTACTGGCGCTGCAGCAAAGATTAAAAAAACATTATCTAAAAAGAAGATTAAAGAATTTACACATACAGAATCTCTATTCAATAATCTTGTAGATTCTCTTTTGAGTGAGAAAACTAAAAAAGATTCATGTTATTATAGTGTCAAGAGTAGATTTAAGAAAAAGAAAGCATGGCCTTCTATGTATGCAGGCGCTGCGCTAGCAAGATGTAGAAAAAAGTAACTTTGCATACTATATAAATCTATATATAATAAGCTGCTATGAATACTGTATTGAATCTTTCCAATATAGACACTCGCTTTCAACCTCTCTTTCTAGGAGAGCCGATGTCTTTGCAACGCTATGATAGGCTTAAATATCCTAAGTTGTATCAACTAGCAGAGGATATGGAAGGCTTTTTTTGGAGACCAAATGAAGTGCCTCTGCTTAAAGATCGTAATGACTATCATAGCTTAACAGATGCAGAGAGATTTGTTTTTGATACCAATCTTAAGTGGCAGACTATGACAGATAGCATGCTGTCTCGCTCTATATTTAAGATGGCCGAATATGTTTCCAATCCTGAACTAGAAGCAGCTATGAATGTTTGGGCTTTCTTTGAATCCAATATTCATTCAAGATCTTATTCTCATATTCTTAAGAACGTCTACCCAGACGAATCTAAATTTTGGAACTCTATTCTTGAAGACAAAGAGATTCAGAATAGAGCTAACGCTGCTAAGAAAGACTACGACAAGCTATTTGGTGAGGCTAGCGATATAAAAACTCAGATTTTTGATGCACTTATATCTACACAAATTACAGAAGGTCTTGCTTTTTATACCTCTTTCGTATGTAGCTTTTTCTTCGGTGCTAGAGGTAAGATGGAAGGTAATGCAAAGATCATTAAACTTATTGCACGAGATGAAAATCTTCATGTTGCTGTTAGTCAGAACGTCTTAACTTATTTAAGAGAAAACGAAGACGAAGGGTTTCAACATATTGTCAAAGGTAATGAGCAGAAAATATATGATGCTTACGGCTTAGCAGTAGAGATTGAAAAGAAATGGGCTGATTATCTATTTTCTAGCGGTGGTTTGTTAGGTCTTAATGCTGATATTCTTAAGTCTTATGTCGAATGGTTAGCTAATAATCGCTTAGCTTCACTAGGATACAAGAAGATATTTGACACTAAAAAGAACCCGTTAGGTTCGTGGTACGATTCATTTATGAATTCAGGTAAAGTACAGGTACCGCCACAAGAAGCAAATATAACAAACTACAAAATCGGAGCAAGAGATACATCAGTAGACCTTAAAGATTTTGAGTCTATAGAGCTATAGATAAGTATTATCATGATTGATTTTAGAAGTTACTATACTATCTCCCTTATAGGTGAGAGTGCTTTCATGTCTTATGCAGAGTTTTCAAAAAAGAAAACAGACAAAAGACCTGATAGGAAAAAGATATTTCTCGATAGATATAAAAACGGTCAGTTCTTCAAAGTCAAAAAAGACGGTGTAGAGAAAGATGTTATATTTGATTATAATGCAGATATAGCACAATCTATAGAAGATTTATCTGTAGGTAACCCTAATAAAAAGAGCCCTGAATATATTGCTGCAAAGAAGATCTATGATAGTATAGAGCTATCAGACGCAACTAGCCCTGGGGACAAGTACTCTCTTAACGATTTGCTCAAGACAGGAGAGTTTAAGGGTAAGGGGTCTGGAGGCGGCTCAGAGAATACAAAAATAAACGAAGCTTCTGTATGTTTATGGGCTGCTGTATATCAAGAAGCTAGTGCTGCTTCTCTACCGATTGTACGCCGTCTAGCAAAAGAAAAATCAGTAACTAAATTTTACGAAACTGACGAAGATGTTGACAAGATGATAGATCAACAAGACAAGGGTTGGTTAGATCACTATGAGAGAGTTGCAGAGTTTATTAAAACTAAAATAGCTGATGGAGGTAATTTTGTATTTCATCGCAACTCTGCCTTTGTACAAGCTATATATAATAAGTTTAACTCTCTTAATATCGTTTCCGTAGACCCCTTTGGTAACTCCAACAAATGGAATCCATCTGATATATGGGCAGTTAGCGCTTCTGTCTCAGAACAAGAAGTACTAGATAAAGTTAAAGGTACTCCTGATATTATTACTCTAAATAATATTCTTATAGAGCTATATAATCAAAAGCATGTTATTGGTATCTCACTTAAGAGAACTAAGAATGCCGTACATTCTCGAGAATATAATCTTAATGAAACTAGACCTATTGTAACATACCTATCTCACGAGGTAGGAGAAGGCAGAAAGGGTATTCTATCAAAAGACGTTTACATTAACTGTTTATATAGACACAATGTAGATGAACCAGAAGAAGATTGTAGTCTACAATTTAGATCATTTGTAGCGTGGCAAAATTTTCAAGCTGAAATAAAAGGAGAATTCGCTGCAGGCGGTCGTATATCACATGGTATTATAAATAAAGTACTAAAGAGAAATAATCTTGAAGAGTTACCTTCTGTAGAAGAGGTCAGAGTAAAAGCTGCAGATCCAGAGCAAAGCACTATAATGCTTAGAGACATATTTGATATGTTTGTCAAGCTTGGAGGTCCAGTTACTCCTGAAATTAGAGATGCTGATGCCTTAATTCAAGCTATCAATCCATCTACCGATAACCAGCAAGCTAAATCTAATGTCAGCGAAGATTATACTTTCAGTAAATATTTTGGGCTTAAATTTCTAAGCATCTTAAACACTTTAAACAGTGATGTAAAGAATAAGATTATGACCGAGCTGATTACATATGCAGCTTCAAGCTCTAAAGAGAGCGGGCCTTTTGTTAAGGTGTATCAGTCCTAGACGGCAAGGCATTATTGCCATTTGAGTAGATTTGCTTCATAATCTCTTCTCTTGTAGCTATTAGTACATTAGTAGTGTTAGGTATACGCTTTGCAAACATTTCTTTGCGAGCAGCTAGTTCTAGATTCTTAAGACGCTCACTAGTTTTATCTCTCTTATTTTGCAAGTTAATTTTATTAAGGGTATCTAACGCTTTATTTGTTGCATTTATAAGAGAAGAGAGAGCGTTGATCTCATCTGGGCTAACTCCCTGTATAATGGTATCTCTTATTGTTTGTATAGCTTGTAAGCTACTCTCTACCAATTCAGTAGACTTTTCAAAAACGTATCTATTAACAGACTCATCATCTACATTAGGTACAGATAGCTCATTTTGCTCAGGGTTAGTAGCTTTTAGCTTTTGTACAATCTCATCTATATTTTCATTTTCTTCGTAGCTCATAGTAGAATTTCTCAAAAAAGGTCGTAGTATTATATTACTTATGACAAAGATTATAGTTTCCAACGTCGGGGAGTATCATATCCCAAACGACAAGGTACAAGAACTACTAGTGTGGCTTGCAAAACAACAAGCCGTACAAACAAATAGCCTGGTTAACAGATCTGTACACGAGGTTCAAGATATCAAATACCCAGGACAATCTCTTATTAACGGCTAATTATGAATATTAAACTAGAGTTTGTTAAGACTCATCCCGATGCAGTATTGCCTTCTCAGAATATTAAAGACCCTCTTACCGGAGATACAGGTCTTGATATGACTGCTGTAGAAGATGTAACTATCCCTGCTCGTGGTGCAGCTATGGCACCAGTAGGCCTTAAATTAGGGTATGTCTCTCCAGGGTTCTGGGTAAGAATCGAGTCTAGGTCTGGATTACAGTTCAAGCATAGCATTCATGCTTTTCCTGGAATTATTGATAATCAATACCGTGGAGATATGGGTATCAGACTTGTAAATAATAGTGATAAAGACTACTCTGTTAAGAAAGGCGACCGTATTGCACAGCTAGTTGTATATCCACTTATTGTTCCAGATACATCTTTTGTTGATTCTGCAAGTGAGTCTGCACGCGGGGAAAACGGCTTTGGAAGTTCTGGGCGATGAGTTACTTTAGTAAATTGTGGGTTGAAAAGTATAGACCCAGAAATCTAGATGAGTTAATTCTGTCAAATGAAAACAGAGACTACTTTAAAAATATTAGCGATAACATTCCTCACTTACTTTTTTGTTCACCACCTGGTCAAGGAAAAACTACCCTAGCAAAGATTATAGTAAATGATATCTTGAAGTGTCAATATCTTTACATCAATGCATCTGACGAAAATGGTGTAGATAGTATTCGCAATAAAGTAATCACATTTGCACAGACCAGATCTATCGATGGTGGCATAAAGGTCGTTATCTTAGATGAGGCTGACTCTCTTACAGGAGATAGTCAACGAATCTTACGTAACGTAATGGAGGAGTATGTTGACACTACGCGATTTATCCTTACTGCTAATTATAAGCATAGAATTATTGAGCCTCTTGAATCCCGGTGTCAGGTATTTGATCTCGAGTGTAGTGTAGATATCTTTGCAGAAAGATTACTGTACATATGCAAGAGTGAAAAGCTATCACTAGGAGAAGATAAGACAGCTATTGTTAAGTTTATTAGAGATAGATACCCAGACTTTCGCCGGGCTATCAATGATCTACAAAAAGCAAGTGTTACTGGCCAGCTAGTATTACCAGGGGTAGATAATAACGAGACTATCTCTATAATTATTAACTCTCTTACTAATAAGAAAAATATATTTGACTTAAGAAGAACTATTATTGAATCAGAGAGTACATTTGGTGGAGACTATCAGAGATTACTTAAATCTTTATTTGACGCTATGTATGCCTCTCCGATAAAAGAAACCTGTAAAAAGCTATGTTTATTACAGATTAGTGAACATCTGTATAGAGATAATTTCGTCGCAGATCATGAGATTAACTTTTTTAGTTGCATTCTTAACTTAGAGAACATATTCTATGAATCATGATTAATAGTGTATATAGAATTGCTTATTATATAGTGAGATGGATGTACGAAGCTGTAGCTTATAGCTTAACACCGTATCTATCAAATATGCTGGTGTATCTTACAAATAAAACTGGTATGTATACATTTCCTAAAGATACTCTTGAAATAGCTACTGAATTTGGAATGCCTCTCGATGCAACAGTAAATGAATAATATATCTATGTCAACAATTAATAAAAATAAACTTACTTGCACTCTAACAGGAAAGACAGTAAGAGTGGCACCTAGAACATTTGATGTTCGGGCTACAAAGTATGGTAGTGTAGAGAGCTTGATCTCTAATTACGTATCAGCAGAAGGTAGAAAGCTTCTACGGGAAGGTCTTTCTACCGCTGAAATTAGAGCAAGGTTTAATGTATCTGATTTAATCCCGTCTCCGTCTGCAGAGATTATTGCACGGTATACAAAGTGGGCAAAACTCTCAGCTAAGAGTCAACAGGTACTTGAGACGGTTTAGTTGCCCTGCAATTGTATCTCTAATATTAAGTAGATCAGTGTCAGTAGTATTAATAATAGCATTTACTGTATTATAGAGAAAGTCATCTATAAATGTATCTATTTCATTTATAGCATTTCCAATATCAGTACCTAGATACATCTGTACTGTAACCTCTAAATTAGAAACTGCTACGAGTTTATCTCTACTATATCTACCTACAAAAACTTCAATAAACTCATCAATAGAGTCATCTAATAAATCGTATGTATCACCGAAAGCTTTATGCTGGGCATAGCTACTAGTTAACCAATGCCATATTTTTAATTGATTCTGGAGTGCGAGAAATGGCGTTATAATAGATTTGCTCATACATATATTTATAGATTTAAATATTAAGTCCAATAAATATACACATGAAGCGCAAGAGCAAAGTCGACAGAGCAGAGTTACAGCGCATATATAGAAGAGTTTTAGCTTTAATTAAAAAGAAATCTGGATCCTTTTTTAAACTCGCTAAACTTCGAGGTGTTATGGGTTGGTGCGAATGGGAGGATGGTATTAAGATAGACTATAGAAAAGAATTTATACCTACTTTAATACACGAGTGTATACACTATCTATATCCAGACTGGCCAGAAACAAAAGTCTTATATATGGAGAAGAGAGTAATCAACATACTATCCTCAAGACAGGTAGTCAGCCTGTTAAAAGCTTTTGTTTGTCGCTTGTAATTACTGCACGAACTCTAGAGTAAATTGAAATCCCTGATCTGTGGCGGAGGGAGTAGTCGGCGTAGCCTCTATGGTATCTAAATCTACTATAACCATATATCCGTTTTGAGCAGTAGGATATTGCTCGATACGAATTCCTCCTTTTGGAGACCAGGCAGGAATAGTACCAGCTTGTAAGTTGACGTTTCTATGTGTTGCAGCTACAGGCATAGGTAACTCTGTTACAGAGGACCATTGAGGTATTTTTCTTGGTGGTGGAGGTTTATTTATAAAAAATGAGAGTATAAGGAATACAGCACCTATCACCCACCCAATAGGGCCTAGAAAAGTTGCTATTTGAGTAATGACACCGGCAGCTGACGATAGAATACTGCCTATGACGGTCGCCCCTGGTATAGAAGCAAGATAACCAGCTACATATGCCCCAGCAGCATTTAGCCCGGTGGCTACAGCTGCAGCTCCAGCTATAGAGGAAGCCCCAAATATGAGTGGCGGTAAAACAGGGGCAGCTGCTACTACAGCAGCTGCAAACGGCCGAGCAGTTCTTGCAAAATTTCTTATGGCTATAAGATATCTATAATCATTAAAATTTGGTCTGCGATAGTTTTTATTTAGCCCGTCGAACTTCCATGTATTATTGCCTTCATATGTAAGAACACCGTTCTTGAATTGTACGCTTCTAGTAGAAGCAGGCGGAGTACCTTTTATACGTGGCTGTTGCCACGCTGTATTCCACTCTAAAAATAAGTTTATCACAGAATTTATACCAGATCTTACTATATAAGTAAAAGCTTTAGGCTCTACCGGGAAGGGCCCCTCTGTCTCGTGAAATAATGCAAATTCACTTGTTAGCATATTAAAAGCAAATTTTGCTCTTGTCATTACTTTTATATCTAACTGCAGATTAAATGTTATTGGGGGCTCGGGTGTTATAGAAGGAGTGGGATTAGGTGTGAGAGTAGGAGTAACAGTAGGGGTTGGAGACGGTACCAATGGTGGGGTCGGGGTAGGGGTCGGTGTAGGTGTATGAGTAGGAGTAAATGAAGGAGTTACCGATGGAGTAGGAGTGGGCGTGATAAGCTCAGTAAATACATAGTCTCCGTTAAGTAGAGGGTCTAGTATTCGCTCTTTCTGGTAAGGCCTTGAGATATAGTCTTTTGAGGAAACTGATGGCGTGGGTGTGCACTCAACAAGTAAAGAAGTAGCTATAGGGTATACTAGTTCTTTTTCTGTATCGCAGTTTGCATTATAATTTAATGCTTTTGATGGACACTCAGCCATATTAGATACTTATATCTGATAGCTGATCTTCTTGTTCAAAAGATTTATTGTCAATAAGTCGT